GAAGCAAGCAATACGGGAACTCCAGGAACTCCACAAGCAGGAGACGGCAAGCTAAGGGATTCTTTCTCCATCGGCTCCATCACCCCGGAAGCCTTCACGCAAGCCCTCATTGACAGGATGGGTGAGGATGCGCTACGTTTGGAGCAACCCCGTGTTTCCTATGACGACAAGCGCCAGATCCTCCTCGATTTCTCTCAGTCCATCCTTGGAAGCGATCAAGCAGGGAATCAGCCAGGGAGTGATTCTGGAAGACGTAGCGGATTATCAGTCATCCGCCAAAGGCTCGCCGACCAACTCAACGCCGATCTCAAGATCGACTTCATCGGTGAACAAGTCGCCGACATCGAAGCCCTCGCCGTAAAAGCGCAGGCGCTCCGCAATCCAAGGTTCGAGACATTCTATCTCCTCGCCATCAAGTTTTCTGGAAAGAAAGCGATGAAGGTAGTGGATGCGATGGCCGTTTCCGCCCGCGTCCCCAGCTCTGCACCTATCTTCGAGGACGGAAAATCATGGGACGAAGGTTTTCCCAATCACGTTCAGTTCCTCAAGGATGCGGAGGCTGATTCTTACATCCTGATCCACAACCACCCGAGCGGGGACAGCACCCCGTCCGGAGCAGACATCCGCATCACAGCCAAGCACGGCACAGATATGGTGAATGCCGGTGGCCCACCATTGATGCAACACATCGTAATCAACCACCAGGAATTCACCACCATCGACCGCCTCGGCTCCACCACCCGAAAGACTCTCGACACATTCGCACCCGATCCCTTTGCATGGCCGCACCCAGGAACAGAGATCCGGCAAGATGCCTCCGCCCCTGAAAAGATTGTCGCCATCGCCCAAGGCATGGAGGAGGCAAAAAAGAATCCCGACCTCCTCATCGGCTTCTTCCTCAACGCAAAAATGCAGGTCGTCAAATCCCTCCAAGGCACCACAGAGGACTTCCTTTCAGCCGATTACGCGGCAATGGTCATGGGCGCGCGCGACCAAGGCGGAATCTACCTGGTTGTCCACGGCCAGCAAGACCACCACAGCAAAGCAACCGACTTGGTTGACCGGCTCAAGCCACTGAATGATTTGGGAATGCTATTGGAAGCCGTGATCGAATTCCCCAGAACCGCCACCGGCATGACCTACTGGAGCGCTTTGTCCCAAGGGAGTTTCAAACCCTCACCCGTCTTCTTTGGAGCGGATGAAGCGTTCAAGGTCTCCCGCGTCCAAGAGGATGCCGCCTCTTTCTCCCTCTCCCCCCAAGGCATCAACCGCCTGGAGAAAGCCATCGCCCAGCGCCTCACCGCCGCACCGATCGAACGCGCCCAGTTCTACGAGCGCGTCCGCAACCGCCTCGCAGGCCTCACCCAGCAGCTTGAGGACATGGAGAACGGCATCGGAGTCTTCTCCCGCAAGCCCACCGACGAGATCGGAGCCGAACGCCGGCGCATCCAGGACGCCATTGCCGAGGCCAAGGCCATCGTTTCCTCCCTGCCCATCGAAGCCCGTGGCCGCGTCTCCATCGACTTCACCGACATCACCTCCAAGGAAACCGAGAAAGGCCGCATCAAAGCCCTCCTCCGCCTGATCGCCGACGCCGACGCCGCCCTCGAAACCGTCCTGAAAACCCAATACCTCCAAGCTTTCGAGAAACTCCTCGACCTCGCCGCGCCCGATCTCCGCCAGAATCGCCAGATCAGAGGGCGACTCACCCCGGAAACCCAGCGCCTGGTCAACGCCGTCATCCCACTCATCCACCTCACTCCCAACGAAGCCTCCGCCGCACTCATCGCCGCCCAAGCCGCCTACGATGCAGTAGAAGCCCAATACCCCGACCCCACCGACCAGGAAGCCGTGACCGCTTGGGAGGCGGCGCTTACCAAACACCAAGAGCAAGTTGACCTACTCAACACCTTCGCAGCCCTAACCAACGGCACAGCATCCGAAATCGCCCAGGCACACAAGGAACTCCTCAGCATCTACACGCGCGGACGCACCGCCCGCCAGATCCTCGACCAATACAAGCGGCAGGAAACCGCCTCCATGCGCCGGGAACTCATCGACTCTCTTGGCGGCCCCGTCTCTCAACCAAAATGGGCAAGACGCACTAAGGATATTGGATTCAAGGACAAGGCACAATCCGCCCTCTTGGGCATGTCCTCTTTTCACCAGGTAGCCAACTACTTGTTCCCGGACTCCGCCGTCATGCCCGTCATACTTGCCAGGCTACGCACCGCCGAGCGCGATGTAACCCGCCAGCGCATCCTTGCCCGCAAACGATTTGAGGAATTCGGAAGAACCGCTTTCAACCTCACAGGAAAGCGGGCTATCAGGAAATTGAACGGAATCATCGCCGCTGTTTCCACCCGCCGCGACGATTGGAACATCGAGATCGCCGAAGGGACAAAGTGGGAAACTGTCAAAATGTCAGAGGAACAGGCCGCCAGCATCCTCGACGGCACCCTCAAACCCGGATGGGAAGGCGACCTCATCGCCATGGAATCCCTCCGCCAGTCGCTCGCAGACTTCCGCCTGCAGCGCCTCACCGCCCAGAACGATGCCAAGGCCTTCACCAAATCCGTCATCCGCTTCCAACGCCTCACCGCACGCGGCGCACGCGCCTTCCTAGAAATGAGCGACATGGAAGCCCTTTATTTCCTACAGCTCGCGGACCAGGAGCAATACCTACCCGCCCTCGACCGCTACGGATTCACTGCCAGCGTGCTGGAAAAGATCCGCAAAAAAATAGACCCGCGCGCCACCACCTTCGGAATCCACCTCCGCACCGAATACGATGCCCAATGGGGCAGGCTAAACCCGGTCCACCAAGCTATCTACGGCTTGGACATGCCACGCATACGCAACTACGCCCCCGGCATGTTCGAGTCCATGAACTCAAACAGCAACGTCTCCCCGGAAGGCGACGCCCCCGCCGTCAACGCCATGTCCACAGGCTTCACCAAAGCCCGGACGCACCACATGGCACGCCCTAAGCAGTCCAACGCCCTGCTCAACTACTGGACTTCCATGGAAACCACCGAGTATTTCATCGCCTATGGAGAACTCATGCGCGACATGCGGCAAGTATTCCGCAGCCCGGACGTACGCCGCACAATCGAGGGGAATTACGGAATCAAAGCCGCCAACGACTTTTCCACATTGCTGGACGTTCTGGAAATCGATGGCCGGGTTCGCGCACTCAAAGCCCAATTCTTGGCAGAAACCACCCAGAACGTCCTTGCATCACAGTCCGCCATCGGCCTTGCCTTCAACGCCGGGTCTGTTTTAAAACAAGTCTCAGCAGGGTTCAACCACCTCATTGAAATCCCCCTTGGACCAGGCATTAAGGCCACCGCCAAAGCCGTCGCCGATCCCAAAATCCTCAAACTTGTCTGGGAAAGCGAATCCGTGCAGCAACGTATTGAGGAAGGCATCTCGCCAGAAGACAAGCGGCTCCTTTCCGCAGCCCACGCCGCTAGCTTCCCGGGGTCAAAAGTCAGCACTAGCGAGATAGTCAAATGGTTCAACGCGGAATCCATGTACCGGATCAACCAAGGAAGAATGCCCATCGCATGGGGGGACGCTGTATTCACCACTCTCACGGGAGCAGCAGCCTACAAGTATCAGTATGACCGCGCCATCGCCTCCGGACTAAGCGATTCCCAAGCCCACCAAGCAGGGTTGGACTTCATGGATCATGTCATTACCAACACCGCGCAGCCCGCCACCACCCAAGACAAATCCCTCAACGAAATCACCGCCACCGGAGCGGGCGGACTTTTGAAAATCTTCCGCTCGGATCCTCGCCAAAAGCTGGCCATCTCAGCAAACGCGGTGGCACTTGCCAGCCGTGGGAAGATGTCTTGGAAAGAAGCCGGACGCCGCTTGTTTGTTGCATGGTATCTTTACGGCATCACAGGATCGGTTTTAACAATCATCGCCCGCGCCGTTCTTCATGACGATGACGATCCGGAAGAATGGACAATCCGTGACCTCTTGGCTGGAGCCATCGCCGGGCCCATATCCGGTTTCGGACTCATCGGCGGCATCATTGAAACCACCATCCAATCCACCGTAGGCACCGGAGGCTTTGTAAATTCAGCGAACCCACTGGATAAATCGATGGCCACTACAATCAGAACCGTATCAGGACTACTCGATGGGGACGAACTGACTATCCGGGATGCACACCGCGCCGCAGCCGCAGCCGCCCAGGTTGGCGGTGCATTCAACCCAAATCTTGCCATCATTCCAGCGTTTATGCGGATCGTAAGAGATGCCACTGGATTGGCAGGAAACATCGGAGATGTAATGTTTGATGAATCAGAAGAGGAAGTCCAACGCCGCATCATCCGCGAGGAAAAGGCCGCCACCCGCGAGAAATCCACCGACCGCACCGCCGAACTCGACAGCCTCGCCGAAGCCCTCGCCAAGCTCTCCCCGGACAAGCGCGACGCCCGCCTCAAAGCCCTCGACAAGGAAACCCGCGCCCGCGTGCTCCCCCGCGTCCGCAAGGCCAGCATGACACCGGAAGAACGCAGCCTCTCCACCATGTCCCTTGCATCCCGCGAGAAGGCAATCGCCCGCATCCTCGAATCCCTGCCCGAGAACCGCCGCCAATCCTTCCAGGACAGAATTAAAGACATCGGCCTCACCGAGTAAGCCCCCCTTGCCACCCCTTAAACCCGCCGCCCGGGAAAACCACGCCACCATCGCGGCGTGTCACTTGAATCCGCCGTCAACCGAATCGAATACACCGGCAACGCCTCAACCGTTGTTGCGTATCCCGTCCCCTTCCGGTTTGATGATGCGGCATGGCTGTATCTGACCCGCACCGACCTGGACGGCTCCACCGCACCGCTCATCCTCGGAGTGGACTTCGCAATCGCCAGTCCCACCCCGTCCACCCGGGAAATCACCACCACCCTGGCCGTCCCCGCCACCTCGCGCCTGGCCATTTCCCGCTACACGCCGGCGGCCCAAACCCTTTCGCTCATCCCCAACTCCCCGCTTCCCGCCAAAGACCTGGAAGCCGCCCTCGACCGCATCATCATGGCGCTCCAGGATCGCGACGCCGGCGGGGGAAACCCCTTCGCACGCGCCCTCACCTTTCCCCTTTCCGAGCCGGACGCCCACCCCACCGAGCTGGATTCCCCCCACCTCCGCAAGGACTCACTCCTCTACTTCCGCGCCGATACCGGAGCCATGGAGACCATCACCATGCTCGACCTCGCTACCCGCATTGCCGCAATCGTCGCACTCATCGGGCCGCAGGGAATCCAGGGCATCCAGGGAGCCATCGGCCCCGCTGGGGAGCAGGGTGTCCAGGGACTCCAAGGGATCAAGGGGGATATGGGATTCTCCATCGTCGGGCCTCAAGGCGAACAGGGCGTCGCCGGATTCATGGGTGGACCAGGTCCCCAAGGCCCCATCGGCCCGGAAGGCCCGGAAGGCCCGGAAGGCCCCATCGGCCCCATCGGCCCGGAAGGTCCCATGGGTCCGCAGGGCGAGCCGGGATACAACGACTTCTACTAATACTGAGCGCCGCCATGAAAACCGTCATCATCCACCGCCCACAGGACACCGAGCGAGAAGCCAACGTCGCCTCCCTCGTCGCGCTTGCGCCCGACGAGACCATCGTCATGGATGCCATCCAGCCGCTATGGGAGACGGACCCCCGCAACCGCTCCATACGCGGGGCGTCCCTCTCCCAGTTCCACGCCATCCGCCACCACGGGGACTGGACCCAGCCGCTCCTCGTCCTGGAAGACGACGCCGACCCGATTTGCGATACCAATCCCTGGCACCTCCGCCACATCCCCGTCGAATGCGGAGCCATCCTCCTCGGCGGGGACATCTACGGCCATGAGGAAACGCCCGATCCCAATCTCGCCAAGGTCACAGGGGGGTTCCTGGGAACTCACGCCGTCGTTTACAACCTCCCCGTTCTCAAAGGCACCGACTTCCTGCTGAACGCCTACATTTTCCTCGCCAGTAACCAGCTCGGCCCACGCGGCACCGGCGCGGCAATCCACGGGGAATTCACGCTTGCGCAATCCCTCCGCAGCGTAGGCCTCGACCTCCTCGCCACGCGCAACCACCTCTTTTCCACCCTCCAATCCCACACCTCCACCCGCTCCGGCAGGAACGAACCAGCCCGCGCCCACTCACTCCTATGACCCTCACCGCAAACGGCACCACCACCCTCAAGACCTTCCCCGGCAGAGAATACGCATTCGCCTTTTCCGGGAGCTTCGGCGGAGGATCGCTCGCCATCAACTACATCATCAACGGCGTCCCGGCCGCATTCTCCGGCTCGCCACTCACCGCGCCGGGGGAATTCCGCGAAATCGCTCCCTCCGGCACCATCCAGCTTGTCCTAACCGGAGCCACCACCCCTACCCTCCAGGTTGCCATCGCCCTCGCAGCAGGAGCATCCGGACTGCTCGGCATCGTGGATGAGAGCGGGAACTTCGTGGTGAACGGTATCGCTCTCCTCCGTAAAACTCAGGAGGAGTGGGATGCGGTCATCCCTCAGATCCCCGCGCTGGATGAGCTGATAGTTTCACCAACCGGAGCACTGCTCAAAGGCGACGGCGTGCTGCCCGGACGGGAGCTGCCACTGCTGACCTCCGTAACAAACCCCTTTACCACCATCCGCGCCGGGGACACTGCCGAAGTCCGTGCTGCCGAGAACTGGAAAGTCTTCGGATTTATCGAAATCGAGGATGGAGCATTCATAGAAATCGAGGACGGCGGAACCGTTCAATTCCTCACAGCTTAACCACTCAAACAACAAAATTATGGCAATCAAAATAGGAAATGTAGGAGATAAATTCGTCGCGTTTGATAGTGCGGGGAATCCACTTCAGATAGGGGATTCAGGAGGTGGTATATCCCTCACTCTCATCGCAGATGCTTCGGACAACCTAAAGGCGTATGCCCTTACAGTGATCCCAGACGATTGGCAAAATGCGCAATACACCTTGAAGGCTTTGCATATCGGTCAAGGGGTTACGAGTATTGGAGACACCGCATTCTCCGAATGCTCCGGCTTCACCGGCTCGCTCACCATCCCGGACTCGGTCACGATCATCGGCAGCGGCGCATTCACAGACTGCTTAGGCTTCACCGGCAACCTCACGATTCCGAACTCAGTCGCGACCATCGGCAACTTCGCATTCTTCGAGTGCTTCGGACTTACTTCCGCCAACATCCGCACAACCCTAACCGTAGTAAACGGAGGGACAGAGTGTTTGCTCGGCACCGACATTACCACCATTCACGCCCTAGCCAGCGACGGCACTTGGACGGCCGGTTCTGGACTAACCATCGGAGGCAAAACCGGGATCACCGTTATCAAGGATCTGTAAATCTCAATGAAACTCATCCAGAACTCATCTGCGTCAATATACATAGGCTACCGGACTCCGGTGAGCCTATCGCTTGCTTTGCGGACTGTAGATTTGGATGAAACGACCGTAGCCATATCCTCACAACCATGAAACCCCTCCTCACCATCCTACTGACCGTCCTCCTCGCCTCCTGCGCGGATAAAGTCCCGCCGCGTGCGATCATCGCGCCGGAGACGGTTGTTTCCGCAGTGGACACCGCGCCAGTTGAATCGTCCGCCCGCGCTGTATCAGACGGCACCGAGCGGGTTATTGAGGCCAACAGGAAAGCACGTGAGGCGAACAACAAGGCAGTGGATACCTCCGTGCAACTCAGAGCGGCCATGGAACGCGCCCACATCCTCACCGAGGGGCAGGAGCTTTTGAAACAAGCATGGGAGGAAGCGGAGCGGTTCGCAGTCCAGCTCGGCAACGAATTGATAGCCACGCAGTCCGCCCTTGCCGAATCCCAAACAGAAACCGATGGCTTGCGGGAATCCGTCAAGTCGCTCGCCTCCGAAGTATCCACGCTCAAGGCATCCGCCGCCGTCAACAAGTCCGCGACCGATTCGATCCGTTCCGAAAACAAAACCCTCCGCGCACAGGCGGAGCAGGGCAACGCCGCCCGTGACGATCTCCTCACGCTCAAAGCCACCTCCAAGCAATCTATCGACCGCCTCACCCGCCACCGACTCCTACTCGCCCTCTCGACAGGCACCCTCACCATCCTCCTCGGCATCGCCTCCTACCTCCTTTTAAAACCATGAAAACCAAACCGATCCTTAGCTACGGATACCGCCCGCCTGTCCGCAATACATCCAGCCTTCTCGGCTCGCTCATCGTCTCCGCCATCATGCTCGCCGTCGTCATCTACGCCACGCGACCATGAGCCTTCCTTGAAAAACTGAAAACTGAATTGAAAAACTGAAAACTGAACACAAATGAAACACACCGCATTCCTCGACAGCCTCCGCACCCTCGGCCTCCTCCTTTGGAACAAAGGACTCGCCATCGTCCTCCTCATCCTCCTGATGGTCCGCTATGCCACCCTGGAAGGCTCCACCCCTTTCGCCGAAATTCTCTACGCCATCATCCTCGCCGCCACCGTCATCGTAGGCGCTCCCATCGTCCGCCTTCTCGTGTTCCCGGAGGCCGCCGAATACGCGGAATCCGGCACCCTCCGCAAAGACCTGTCCAGCGGAATGCACCCCTTCGCCGTCCGCCACTACTGGTTCGCCACCGCCGTATCCTACACCGTGACCCTCCTATGCGTCTCCAAGCTTTTATCCTGATCCTCGCAACCCACGCCTGCACCCCATGCCCCGCCGCCGAGCCGCCGGCGCAATGGCTGGACGTGCAGCGCCACCGCTGGGAAAAAGCCGTCCCCAACACCCGCCACCGCGCCCAGACTGCCGCAATCGTCAACCGCATCCTCCTCCACCGCCCGCGCTACGAGGCCGTTGACCGCAGCAGCGCCGTCCCCTGGTACGTGATCGCCGCACTCCACAACATGGAGTCCGGCGGATCATTCCGCCACCACCTCCACGAAGGCAGTCCCCTTTCCGGGCGCACCCGATGGATTCCGAAGGGTCACCCAAAGACAGGGGCACCCCCCTTCACATGGGAGGAAAGCGCCACCGATGCCCTCCGCTACGACAACCTCGCCGCCGTCGATTGGAGATACCTCACCCACACCCTCTACGCAGCAGAGCGCTACAACGGCACCGGCTACCTCCGCTACCGGAAAACCGTCCCATCCCCCTACCTATGGGCTGGCACCTCCATCTACCTCCGTGGAAAATACGTATCTGACGGAAAATGGTCCTCCACCGCAATCAGCGGCCAGATCGGCGTCGCCGCCATCTGGAAAGAACTAGAGTCCCGCCGCATCCTCAACTTCCACCGCCTCCGCTGAAACCATGCCTGCCATCATCCAGTCCCTGAAAACAAAATTTGAGCTCGTAGCCGTCTGCCTCGCCCTCCTAGGTGTAGCAGCCGGAGGAGTGTATGGCTGGGCCATCCAAAGCAAAACCCTCGACGGGCACACCCTGGACCTCGTAAAGCTGGAGGCTCAACAGGAAGCAAGCAAACTCATCGCCCAAGCCCTCCGCTACGACATCGACGCAAAACTCCTGCCCTCCATCCTCCGCAACCAGGAAGAGATCGTGCGCCACCATACCCGCCTGGAAACCATGGAGAAAAACGCCCGCTCCGACCGCGAAATCCTCCTCGAGATCCGCAACGACCTCAAATGGATGCGTGCCCAGGCCGATCCGCTTCAAAAGTGAACATTTGTGAACATATCCCACAAAACTTTACAGCCCACAATCGCAGCCCACAATCAAGAGACAGTCCCTCCAAAATCCATTCAGGGTTTGGAATTTACCAAAAAGACAAATCACTAGGTCGTAGGTTCGATCCCTACCGCCGGAGCCATTGAATCCCTTGCTTTAAGGGACTTTCAAACAAGCCTTTCCGAAAAAACAGCTTGTAGGAGCTTCTCTTCGCCCTCATTATCGCCCCCATGGCAACGGTTTTTTGGCATGGCAAGCAGTGGATTGCCCAGTGGTATCGCACCGACGGAACCCGGAAAAAGCGGGGGACAAAGGAGACGAAACGCCGCGAGGCGGAAAGGATAGCAGCAGATTACGAGTCAAAAGACCGGAAGGCCAAGACGGATCACGGGCGGAAGTATGAGGAAATTCTCTCCCGTGTCAGCTCCGACGCGCGGACTGGACGACTCTCCCTCGACCGGGCCTCCGAATTCCTTGACGAGATGCGCCGCGTGTCCGATCCGGATTTCCGGATACTGACCCTTTCCGAAGTCCTCACCACATGGTGCGAGGAAAAGACCCACCGTGTCAGCGCTTCGACGGCAGGAGGTTACTACGACATGATGCGGCATTTTACCCAATACCTCTCCCCCGCAGTTATGAAGGCGAGCGTGGCCGATCTGACCCGCACCCAGATCGAGAACGCCATGCGCAAGATGAAAGGCGCCGGACTGCGAGGATCTACTGTCAACCTCGACCTTCGCGCCCTCCGCCGAGTCCTCGCACAAGCCCAGGAGGACGGCACGATCCCGAAGAATCCAGCCACGGCCATCAAACCCTTCCCCCAAGACGATAGCAAGGAGCGTGCCCCCTTCGATACCGCCGAAGTCCGCGCCATGCTCGACCATCCCCTCACCATCCCAGAATGGCGGGGGATGATCCTTTTCGGGGCGCATACGGGCCTTCGCCTTGGCGACGTTGCCAGCCTCACCGCCGCCCATCTGGAGGAAACCGACATCGTTATCCGCCCGACCAAAACCAAACGCTCGCGCAAGCTGATACGCATCCCCCTCACCCCTCCGCTCCTCGCGTACGTTTCAGGGAAAAAAGGGGAGTTCTTCCCAGAGCTTTCCGGGAAATCCGCGCCCACACTCTCCACCCAGTTCCGGGCTATCATGAAACGCTCCGGCGTTCCCGCGCTCATCACCCTCCCCGGCGGCATCGAGGCGTCCCGCTCCTACCACTCCCTCCGCCACAGCTTCGTCTCATGGCTTGCCGCCGCAGACATCCACGCCGATGTTCGCCAGAAGCTCTCCGGCCACTCCACCGCATCCTCACACGCCATCTACACCCACCACGACGCCGCCCTCAAACGCGCCATCGACACCCTCCCCGATCTGGGGTTTAATTCCTCCGCTTCCTAATCCTAAAATTCCAAACCAATGGCAATGAGTTCACAAAACATCCACCTGATGAAAGACGCCATGGCAGAGATCCAGGCGGACTATGAACAAGAGCAGCGAAATTTCGCGGAAGCCTGCGAAGCAATCGCCTGGCAACTCTGGCGCGACAACTGGAAGCCAAGCCTTTGGGATCGATTCGTAATGGCATTGAACCAACCCCATTCCATCTACAGGAAGTTTGATTCCAGCGACCTTTGCCGGTTCCGCTACCTCGAACACCGCAGGAAGCACCCATTTAAGATTTAATCTCGCTTCCCTTCCATGGCCCTAGGATGATTTGCGGTTTCCCCGCGTGAGACGCGCCGCGATGGCCTCCACGTCCATTCTCGCCAGATCCGCGAGCTTGCCCTCCGCCCATTCGTCCGGAGCCTGTCCCCCGGACGCCGCCGCCTGGCAGATGTTGCGGAAATCCTCCTTCTCAAATTCCAGCACGAGGTTTTGCGCCGTCTTGCTTACCGTCTCCCGCGCTTCGTCCATCCGCATCAGGTTCTCGATCACGATCACCGCCTTGGATGGAATAGGACGAGGGCTTTCCGCCTTCATATTCAGCCAATGCCCTACTGCGGCCACTCCCACTTCGCATTGAGCAGCAAGCCATTCCCGGTCTCTCCGATGCTCGTCAAGCCATGCGTTTACGGTGTCCCGGGTGATTTCCATGGGCTAAAAGTATCGCTAGGCAGGAAAAAAAACAACATAAAAATACTTTCTGTGTTGACAAGGAATACATTTTGTTGTTTTCTCCCTACATGAACGCGCTCGCCCTGCCCTATTCCTCGCTGAAAACCGAGATCCTTGTCGCCATCCTCCAGCTTGCCGACCTGCTCAAGACCACGCCGAAACGCGCCCTTGAAATCTACCTCGCCGAGCAAGCCTCCCCGCCCAAGGCCAAGGCCTGAACCCTCTCCCCCGCCCGCCGCCGAATTGGGACACGGCAGGGACACCATGCGGGCGGGGGGAATTTTTCCAAAATGCACCCGGACTACATCAACCATCCCGGCCACGCCGACCACGATCCAAGCCTCGATATCAATTTTCAACCGAAAGCCACCATGCCAGCCCATCCAACAAACCGCAACTCCGGCGGCGAATTCCGCGAATCCGCCGCCGCCCAAAGCCTCCGCAAGCTCATACAGGGAGAGTTCGACGTCCGCCGCATCGTCCATCTCGCAGAGCGGGCGAACGGGAAATTCCTCTACATGATCGAAACCCCCTTCCAGACCTTCCCTCGCTTCGTCATCGGAACGACCAATGCCGATAACTCGGAAGTGCACCACATCTTCAAAAGCGGCAGCGAGTGGTCCGCTCAGAAAACGTGGGAGGAACTCCGCCATGTGGCCGACCCCCTGTCCCCTCACACGACAATCGGATGAGCACCACCATCACCCCCGCCTGGTTCTCCATCCCGGATGCCGCCCGCTACACCGGATTTTCCCAGACCAGCATCCGCAAGGCCATCGAGGCCGGTAAATTCCCCGTCCGCGAGGTGGAGATCACCGGCAAGGGCAGGAAGAACAACATCCGCATCAAGCGCACCGACCTGGACGCATGGATCGAAGGACCTTCCGAAAAATCTCCATAAAACACCAACCCCACCACCACGAAACCATGACCCATCCCACTCCCTACGAGTTCCCCAGCAAAGAGCGCCAGCTCCGCAGCGCCTACCATTTCCACCGTTTCACCGCTGGATTCTGCCTCCTGCTCGCCGTGCTCAACTCCGGCGTGATCCTTGCCCTGCTGTCCCGCTCCCTCCCCAACCCGCCGGCGGCCATCCCCATCGGCCTCGTCGTCCTCACCATCTGCATCCTCGCAGCGGTGATGAACTACGGGAAGGCCCGCCATGCCCGCGCCCTCCACTCCCGTTATTTCCCTTCCCTCTCCATCCTATGAACCCCCATGACATCCGCGCCGCCGCACGGCTCGCAATGAAGGCAGGCCTCCGCACCCTCGCAGAGCTGCACGTTGCGGCGGACATCGCCAGCCGCGGGGAATGCACCCTCGGCAGCATCGCCATTTCCACCGGCATGGCGCTGGAATCCGCCGCCTACGCTGCCTCCATCACGGGTAACGCCGGCCTCACCACCTGCCGCAACACCAAAGGCTCTCCCAACGACATCCTCATCGCCCCCACCCCGAAGCTGAAAGACCTGTTCGATACCGCCCGCGCCCTCGCCACCCTCCCGCCGTTGCGGGCAAAACACCTCTCACCATCCCAGAAACCATGAGAATCCCAAAAGTCCGCATCACCGACCACCGCCCGCCCGGGCAGCGTGAAACCCCACCTCTGGAGCGCCACACGGCGCGACCAGGGGCGGCAGCCCGCCCACCTCTCACCGGCCTCGACCACTGGAGCCGCATCGAGGCTGCAATGCAGCAGGAGCACGACAAGGCCGTCCGACACTACACCCGCGAAACAGCATTCGCCGCCCTCTCCGATCTCGGACGTCGGAACACCACCGGCAAGGATCCGGAATCCCGCTGGATCCGCCACCGCCGCGCCGCCCTCGCCCGCAAACTCCACGCTCCCGAACTCATCCGCCGATCCGCATGACCATCATCCTGCCCCTGCCGCACAAGCGCCTTTCCCCAAACGCCCGCAGCCACTGGCGGGCAAAGGCCAAGCAAACCAAGGTACACCGCCACCGCGCCAAAGTGATCACCCTCGCCGCACTCGGAGGCCAGCCAGCCCCACAGATCAGATCCTACACCCTGCTCTTCTATTTTCCCGACCTCCGCCACCGCGACGACGACAACGCCGGCGCATCGTTCAAAGCCTACCGCGATGGCATCGCCGACGCCCTCCGCATCGACGACCACCGCCTCACCATGTCGGCCTCACCGCAGATGCTCGCCGATCCCAAGAATCCACGCCTCGAAGTGTACCTCCACCCATGACCTATGACCCTCCCAAACGAAACCCACATTCGGCCTTGGCGGATTGGCCAGGTGGCGCGAGTCGCAAGCCTAACATTCCCGCGAGTTTTAATCCTCCAACTCAGTGACCGCGCCTACACGCTCAACGAACACGGGCACCGATGTTCATGGGACATTGAAATGCTCATGACGCTCCAGGAATGGATAACCGAGGCGCAGACGCTGGCCAGCGAAAACGGACTAGCCGCAGAAGGCTACATTGCGGCCGGAAGTCCAGAAATTCCTTGGATGAACGCTGAAGAGATGGCGCGCCGCAATCAAACTCCACTTTAATCAGACGCCTTCAACGGCGTCGTCCATCCTCGCCTTGTTAGCGATCTTCCGAATAATCTAAAACCACCGAATCAATATGAGCTTCCACCGAGAGACACCCGTAAAAAAAACTCGCTCCGCAAAATGGTGCGGATGGTGCGGGGAAAGCATCGAAGCAGGCACGCCGTCCGTCTATACGTCTGGCGTGTGGGAAGGCGACTTCTTCCAAGCGAGATACCATCCAGAATGCAATGCCGCGATCACACGCTACTACACCAAGCATAAATGTTGGGGCGAGGAGATGCCTGACTGGAGCATGAACCGAGGCGGCATCGAAGAAAGGGGCGAGCCTGAAGAAGAGGAAATTCCTCTCGCTAACGCTTGTCTATCCCATGGGGACGAGAGCGCCAGCCCGCCCTCACGATAATTATGGAAAATCACCCTCAAACTTCGACAACAGAGCGGTCCCCGTTGGGATCAGACTCTTGTTCGTCTGTTGCGAAAGTGCGGTATCCGAGAAGCGCGGCGCTCGATGTGGCGCGTGAACTCTGCGACCGACTCAAACCCTTCTGCGAAAATCTGATAGTGGCCGGAAGCCTACGACGCCGAAAGCAAGACGTGGGGGACGTGGAAATCCTCTACGTGTCGCGCATGGAGGATAGGCCGCTCGATATGTTCGCAACCGTCGCGGTCAGTCTGGCCGATGAAGAAATCGGCAGGATGCTGAGCGATGGAACACTGACAAAGCGCCCCTCGAAAACTGGCGGGACGGCGTGGGGCGACAAAAACAAACTCGCCGTCCATCGGTCAGGAATGCCCGTCGATCTCTTCCGCACGGTGCCGGAATCGTGGTGGAACTATCTGGTATGCCGCACTGGCCCTGCCGACAGCAACACGCGGATCGCGACCGAAGCGCAACGCCGGGGCTATCGATGGAACCCCTACGGCATCGGATATACGCGGCTCGCCGACGGAACTGTGACAGCCATGGACAGTGAGGAATCAGTCTTCGCCTTCGTGGGACTACCCTACGCCGAACCATGGGAGCGCAAATGAATCAGACGAACGCCAAAGGCTAGGCGACCAGAGGCTCAGAGCCACACCGCTACATCTAAAACTTTATGAATACCCCAAAACTTAAACAGACGGCTTCCTCGGGGTCGCCTACGCCGACTTGTTCTCTGCTTGTGTGGACTCCGCATCCACAGCGAGAGCGTGTAATAATCGGATCTTCCCGCTGCGCTCCGGGAATGACTCTATTCATGATCGAGCTGCTGCCGCATCGCAATGATCGCGGTCACATGTTCGGCGCCTTCATCTCAGACGAACTCGAAATAGAGGGGCTATACAATGCCGGACTTCTGAACTGGCTGAAGGCTTCCGCAGAGACGATGATGCGCGATTTCCTCGCTCTTCATTCTCCAGAGAACGTCGAGGTGAAGTGCGGCAACGCAGAGCCTCCAATTTAATCAGACGGCTGTATGCCGTCACTTCCACCGCCTTGTTCTCCATCTTCAAAAATCTATGAGATACTACCCCGGATACGGACTCGCCAGAGGCAACGAAACTTTCGCGGACATGCGGAAGCGAGCGGAAGAAACGCGCCGACACAATGAGCGCGTGGAAAAGCTCCACAAGCACTTCGAAGACCAACGGAAACGCCCGATGTCATCCATGGTGGATTGGGCGACGGAGCGTGGAATCTATGAGGAGAACGCAATAGTGCAGACGCCCCAATCCCAAGACTCCGCAAACCATGAATGATTCTAACTCCAATCAAACTCCCGCAAATCAGAAGGCTTCCTTGGGGTCGCCTCTGCCACGACTTGTTCTGCCTCTTTGGGAATGGGTCAAGTGGGAAGAACCTGGCGAGGTCTGGGTAGTAAAGGCTGACGAATCCACGCAATATATGGTTATCCGCCAGCGGAAAGAATGGCTCTCACGGGTCTGTTACGGGACGAGATACAAGCGGATAGTCTCTGTCTGGGATAATCCGCATCACACCGAGCCGAGCATTGAGGACGCTAAACTTCAATGCGCTCATCATTATTTGCAGAACGCAATAGCGCAGGCGACCCCAATCCCAACGATTCCGAACGAATGAAAACGATCTCTTTCCCAAAAACTCCCGCCAAATCAGACAGGCCTCTGGGGGTCGCCTCTGCCGCGACTTGTTCTGTGTCTTCCGTTATTCTCGCATTCCCAGAGCTGAAAAAATGCCGCGAGTGCTCGGGAACGGGACTAACATGGACTGTACAAAGAAGAACCCGTCGAAACCAAGCCGGGGCATCATGCAAGAAATGTAGTGGATCGGGGAAGATCCGAAACACCGACGAAGCCGTCATTATCGATTCTCCACAGAACGTCAAAAGTGGAGGCGCGCCGCTATGAGTGCCCAAATTGATCAGACGCTCTCATCGGCGTCGCTCTCCCACGACTTGTTAGCGATCTTCAGAATCACCTAAAAGCTATGTCCAAACCAAACAACACCGCACTAATCGTCGCCTTGTCGGCTCGCATCATCGAAATGGAATGCAGAATCGAAGCTCTGACGGCCTCGATGAAACTCTATGCCGATCCGCAAGACCTGGCCACGCAAAGAGGAATCGAAGCCCACACGTTGAGCCTACTAAAAATCCGGCGCCACGACATTCTCGCTAACGATCAAACAATGGCGCGACGCCGCGAATGACTCGGCTTCAATGGGGACGCCTCTCGGCGTCGCCATCTGTGCCTTGTTCTCTCTCTTCCGAATTACCAATCAACTCCAAATCAATGTTAGAATACGAAGGAAAACTATATGGCCGAGTAGGACGCAAGACGTTCGACACAGGCAAAACGTCCGAAGACTGGGACAATCTCATGGCCGATAAACTCCGCATTGACTGGCTGGCTGATCCAAAAAACGAAATCGGAAACGTGCAACTCCCGGTGGGCGCCGTGATGGAAAACATCGGCAGTCTCCGTGAAGCGATCGATGCCGCAATGTCTGGAAACTTTGAAGCCAACATGCCGCTGGTGGAACCGGGCTATCCTGGAGAGAACGTTAGAGGACATCCGCGCCGCGCAGATGCTGAAATTGATCAGACGCCTTCCTCGGCGTCGGATGCTCCGCCTTGTTCGACTTCTTTTTTTTCATTGGAGGACAAGGAAAGCTGGAAAAGGGATCTTGTGCGACTAGGAAATAACTTAGCATTGGCGTGGGAGGTTCTGCATGAAGATCCGCCGTTCATCTGGCGCGCCAAACGACTGATATGGTATTCGGGCGGGTGTCTCCAAAACATATTACCGGAAGGTCAGCAGGTGGGGAATCTAAGATCCTTTGCCGAAGCTGTCCGCTCCGATCATCCAACTCCATACCATAGTCCGCAAGAATGCCCCAAGTGTGCCCAGTCCACTTCCAATCAACCTTAATAACCTTCTCACCAGAAAAGCACATCACTTCAATCAGTGATGGATCGTAAACAGCAGAAATAATTGCCCAAGGACACATGGACGGAATCACATCTCTCAGTATCCAATCGCCTCGCTTAACGGGTGGTGGTGAGGATTCTTCCATTTCTTTGTCGAACCACTGATTCAACCGCACGCGCGGTTTTATTCCAACTAATCAAAACAATGACACGAGCTGAAATTCTAAAGCGATTCACGATGGTTGCCCGCCGCCGCGTGGCTCTCTCCACCGAGCGTTCCTACCAGTCCTGGCTCGTCAAATATTTGGATTTCCTCACAACCTCGGAAGCGCGGAAATGCCCCACATCCGAGGCTAAAATGGAAACCTTCCTTAGCACCATGGCGCACGATGACTACTCATCGGTCACCCAGAACCAAGCCTTCAACGCGATCCTGTTTTTCTACCGCCACATCGCCAAGGTAGAGATCGGTGATGTCTCCGCCCTCCGCTGCAAACGAGGATGCCGAGAACGTTACGTTCCCACCCAGTCGGAAATTTCCGCTTTGTTCGCACACCTGAAAAACACCCCTACCTACAACGTCCGCCTTCTCGCCTCCTTGCTCTACGCTTGTGGACTTCGCGTCAAATCCGGCTGCGAACTTCGGATCAAGGACTTTAACCTCGCGCGGATGGTTCTCACCATTCACGAGGACAAGGGCGACAAGGACCGGCAGGTTCCCATTCCGGAAATTCTTCTCCCCGCCATCCGACGCCAGATCCACCGCGCCACTGCCTTGGCGGAAATCGACATCGCCGCACTCCAGCCCGTCCAGCTCCCTGGCCGTCTTGATATCAAATACCCCGGAAAGCAGTTCGAGGTCGGATGGCACTTCCTTTTTCCCTCGCAGCATCCCTGCCCCCATCCGCGCACCCGCAAAATTGTGCGCTGGCGCATCGGGGAGGATGTCATCCAGCGGGCAATCAAGAGCGCGGGAAAAGCCGCCGGGATCCCGGGCAAGATCACACCGCACTGCCTGCGCCACTCCTATTGCAGTGATCTCATGGATGCAGGCCACAGCCCCCGCCGCGTCCAGGAAGCCATGGGACACGCCGACATCCGAACTACCATGGGCTACGCGCGGAAAGAATGCCTCTCCCTACCCAGTCCCATCGCATCCCTGCCACTCCGCCGCACCGCATGACCAGCAAAGCACCCTTCACCTTCCCGCTCCTCGCCGGAGACATCGCCCTGTTCTGTCACCCCTCGGCGGCCAGTCCCTTCCACCTGCCCCATTTTCTCGACGGGGATCTCACCGCGGGAAACCATCACATCGCCATCCGCGCCCGGCGGGGACGCTGGATGGAATGCGATTTTTCCCCGCCGCCCGATGGATTCAAAGAAAGGCTGGGGAACCTGCCCTGGCACCGCTTCCCGGACGATGGCCCGGAGTGGCGACCGCTCGATGACATCCGGGGACTCCTCTACGCCCATGCCCCGATCAATCCCTGGAAAGCGGATTTTACACCCTCCCCCTCGCCCGTGTGGCGCATCGGCCACCACCACCGCGTACGACTCTCCCATCTCCAGCTCCTCGCCCGCCTGCCCCGCTGCATGGTCTATGCCGGTCCCTCCATGCGGCCCGATCCGCTCTTCATCCGCTTCAACGCAGGCACCGCAATCATGCCTCCGAACGGGAAGCTGACCACCCATTCCCGGGAAATTTTTGCCCCCGCCTACGATTGCCTCACCAAGGAGCGCAGGGACCGCAGCAATCCCACTGGCAGGAGTCCATGGGTCAAACCACTCCCCCCCGAACAGCCCGTCGACAACTGGCCACCACTCGAACCCGACGACGACTGATGGCCGGAGACTGGATTAAAATCGAACACACCACCCCGGACAAGCCGGAGGTCGTGACCATGGCGGACCTGATCGGCATCGACCAGGATGCCGTCACGGGAAAGCTCCTGCGACTCTGGATCTGGGTGGACCAGCAGAGCGTCGATGGGAACGCCGTGAGCGTTACCAACTCGTTTCTTGACCGACTCGTCTTTTGCCCGGGCTTTGCCGCCGCGATGCGAAAGGTAGGCTGGATCGAAGGCCGCGACAGCGCCCTGACATTCCCCGACCTTGACCGTCACAACGGCCAGACCGCCAAACAACGCGCCGCCAGCAACCGGAGGGTGGCGAAAAGCCGCTCATGTAACGCTCCTGCCGTTACAAATGTAACGCTCCCACCGTTACAAAAACCGTTACCAGAGAAGAGAAGAGAAGAGAAGAATGAAGAGAGAGAGAGAACGCGCTCGCCCGCGACAGTTGATCCGCTTTGCGGGAAAATCAACTCCGCATCCATCGCCTGGGAGTCCGCGCCCGCATTCGGGGAAAAGGAAACCGCTGCCCTTGGGAGGAACCGCGCCGCAGTGGAGGGCATCCCCGATGAAATGTGGCCCCTCCTCCGCCGCTACCTCACCGCCTTCATTCCGGAAGGTGCCCCGCGCTATCAGCCCCAGAGCCGCCAGCGTTTCATCGAGGGCATCGGGGACGTTGTCACCTACGCAGTCGGCTGGCAGGCAAAGCAGCCCCGCCCGCCTAAGCCAAAGCCCTCCGCCACCCCGTCCGACGAACCCGACATGACCCCCGAGCAAATTGCCGCTTTCTGTTCCGCCAAACCCTGATAAACAACCGTTTAAAACCATGATTTCACAACTGGAATTCCCGCTCATCACACTGCACTTCCCCGCCGGCAGCCAGAAACTTTCCGTGAAAAGCCCGCGCCGCCCGCCACCCCCGCACCATCCGCACCCGGATCCCGTCATCCTCTCCACCGCCCTGATCGCGGAGAACATCAGCTTCATCACCTTCACCATCCTCCTCGCCCTCCACCGGAACAAAGCTCCCATGCCCATCGCCAGGATCGCTAGGACCACCGGCCAAAGCTACTTCGCCGTCCGCTCCCAGATACTCAACACGATCTACTTCACCTTTCTTCCCCCGGCCAAGAAATCCCACCTCTCCAACGCCCTCGCATCGGCAGCCCTCAACTCCGAGGCCGAAACCAAGCTCGCCCGCATCGAAAAACGCCTCGCCCAATGATCGCTCCCGACCTCATCCCCAAAGATCCCCGGCACCAGCGTTTCGCCGACCGGCAGCTCGCCGGGGACTCCCTTTCGGACGCCTACCTCGGTGCAGGCTACAAATGCAGCCCGGCAGCCGCCAAAGCCGCAGGGATGCGCATGTCCAAGCGGAAGGATGTCCGCGCCTACATCCGCGCCATCCAGGGAGAGGCGGCGAAGGGAGCCGTCGCCTCCGTCCAATACAAGCGGGAGTTCCTTTTCCTCATCATGGACACCCCGCTCATGGACATCGATCCGGAGGATACCGGGCGAAAACACGGGAAACTCATCAAGAAATACGAATCCAGCGAGTTTGGATACAAAATGGAGAAATACTGTGCGCTCAAGGCCATCGAGATCGACAACAAGCTCTCCGGCGACGATCCGGAAACCAACGCCCTGGCAGACCTTGCCGCCGCCATCCAGTCCCTCGCCCCGGCCGGGGTTCTGCCCACCGGGAAAATGTAAACCCCAATGCTACCCCAGCTCGCCAATACCCCGCTGGCCAGCCGTGAGTGGCGTCTCCAGAACCTCTACACGATCACCGATGACAAAGGCCGTCTCATCCCCTTCAAGCCGAACTACGCCCAGCGGGAATTCTACAACCGCATGTGGTTCTGCAACCACATCCTCAAAGCCCGCAAGCTCGGCCTCTCCACCTTCATCCAGATCCTCTACATCGACGATCTCCTGTTCTCGCACGTCGGACTTTCCGCCGGCATCATCGATTACACCATCGACGATGCGGAATCCAAGCTCGCCATGTTCGCCCTCGCCTATGACCACCTTGATGATGGGGAAATCCACCCGGAAACCTGGCGCATCGGCGCGGCGATCAAGAAGGCCATCCCAGTCCACTCCCGCGCCGCGCGCAAGTTCACCCTCGCCAACGGCTCATCGATCCGTTGCAGCACCTCCCTGCGCGGCACCACCCCCCAGCGCATCCACATTTCCGAACCGGGGAAAATCGCCATTTGGGCACCCAAGAAAATGCGCGAGATCATCAACGGCGCGTTCAACTCCATGACCCCGGGCAACGTCCGCAATATCGAATCCACCCACGAAGGCGGGCGAATCGGCGATCACTACCGCCTCCTAAACATCGCCATGAAAAACGATGATTCCAACCTCACCCAGCTCGATTCCCGTTTCCATTTCTTCCCATGGTGGCGCGACACCCGCTACGTGCTCGACACCCGGGGGCACCAGATCCGGACGGAAATCCTCAAGTATTTCACCCGCCTCAAAGCGGAACACGACATCACCTGTTCACCGGAACAAATGCTCTGGTATGACCGCAAGCACATCGAGCAAGGCCACGGCATGAAAAAGGAATTCCCCTCGACCCCCGGCGAGGCTTTCGAAGCCGTCTTCGATGGCGCGATCTACGGCACCCAGATGGCCAACCTCCGCGCCGCGGGGCGCATCACCTCCTTCGGGCTGGAAAAACCCCTGCCCATCTTCACATTCTGGGACATCGGCCTCTCCGATTACACCTCAGTATGGCTCATCCAGCCGGTAGGACGCTGGTTTCTCGTGCTCGACTGGTACGAGGCGGAATCCATGCCAGCCTCCTCCATGCCAGACCAGATGCTGCGTTGGGAAAACAAATGGAACAAGCCCATCGCAGCCCACTTCCTGCCGCATGATGCGGAAACCCGATCCCCCAACGACGGGAAAAGCTACAAGTCAACCCTCGAGGACTGCGGACTGCGCAACATCATCGTTGTACCCCGCACCCCGGACAAATGGCTGGGCATCGGCTACGTCCGCGACATCCTCCCGCATTGCTGGTTTCACAAAGAAAACTGCGATACCTCCCGCAACGCCAACGGCACCACCCATCTTCCCGACCAGACCGCCGAGGAATTCCCGTCTGGCATCGCCTGCCTCGAAGGCTACCAGAAAGACATCTCCGCCGCCGGAGTCCAGAAGCTCCGCGAAATGCCCAAGCACGATATTTTTTCCCACTCCGCCGACGCCTTCCGAACCTTCGCCGAGGCATGGCGCAGGAACATGGTAAACGCCCCTTCTCTCCAGAACCACAAGCCCCGATCCATCCGCTAACGCCGTGATTGAAGGCACGCACGAATGGCAAACGTCCGAACGACTGTGGGCGCAGGCAATGACTCTCGCGAACGTCGAGGTGAAGTGCGGCAACGCAGAGCCTCCAATTTAATCAGACGGCTGTATGCCGTCACTTCCACCGCCTTGTTCTCCATCTTCAAAAATCTATGAGATACTACCCCGGATACGGACTCGCCAGAGGCAACGAAACTTTCGCGGACATGCGGAAGCGAGCGGAAGAAACGCGCCGACACAATGAGCGCGTGGAAAAGCTCCACAAGCACTTCGAAGACCAACGGAAACGCCCGATGTCATCCATGGTGGATTGGGCGACGGAGCGTGGAATCTATGAGGAGAACCACTGATTCAACCGCACGCGCGGTTTTATTCCAAGCCTCATGACCCCCTACCTCGCCGCCCACTCCGATTACATCACCGCAGACCGGGAACTCTCCTGGTCTGACGCGCTGGAGATACATCTCCAGCTTGGAGCAGTCGTATCCACCCCTGACGCATTCGTGATGGCAAGGCCGGTCTATTTCCATTGGGAGGATCAAAAGCACCTCGATCCATTCCAGATATCCCCGCCCACTCTCGGGACGTGGCACGTATGGGCAGCCGCCGGATCGGTCAACGCCCTCCTCACCATCGCCCGCGCCCACAACGTGCGGGAAGTGACTTTCCAGCGCCGCGGACAGCAACGCCTCCGCCGCATGACCATCCCCCTTGCCACCCCTTAAACCCTCTCCCTGGAGCAAAACCCGCATTCTGGCCGGGTGAAGTCGCCAAAAGCACCGCCCGCACCACCCGCGCCATCCGCAGCCACCACCGCGAACTCCGCCGATGTCGCCCAGGATGCCGCCGGCCTCCGCAAAAAGACCCGCGACCGCTACGACTTTTCCAAAACCCTCCTTCGCCCCGGTGCGTCCGCCCTACCGGAGGGGATGAAATCCACCCTCGGATAATGGAAAGCGAGCGCATCGACGAGATCCTTGAACTCGGCTCCGCCATGGACGCCCGCCGCGCTCCATGGGATTCTCTCTGGCAGGAACAGGCTGACATTTGCCACCCCCGCCGCTCCCTCACCCAGAACCGCGCACCGCACGGAAGCAGCCCGGAGCGCGGCCAGATCGCCCTGAGTTTCGATGGCACCGCCCAGCGTTCCAACCGCACCCTCGCCAACGGCCAAGCAGCCCGGATCACACCCATGGGAGCGCGATGGTTCGCCCTACGCCCACCGGATGGCCTCGCGGAAAACCCGTCCGCCGTCTCATGGTATCAGTATTGCGGGGAAATCCTCTCCCGCGCCCTGGCAGCATCCAACTTCTACAACATCGCCAAGGAGCATTACCTCGACCGGGGCGCATTCGGCACCGCCGCCACCGAGACTTGTTCGGGAAAAGGCGGACGCGGCCTGCATTTCCGCAGCTACCCCATCGGCACCTACTCCGTTGCCGAGGATGATTTCTCGGAGATCGACACCCTCACCCGCCTGCATCGTCTCACCCCGAAGCAGATCAAACAAATGTTCGGGGACGATACCCCGGAGTGTGTCTTGAAAAAGCTCACCGATCCCCGCGAAGCCCTGGAACCGATGGAAGTCCGGCACACCATCCGCCCCCGGATGATGCGCGACCCGCGAAAGACCGATTCAAAATCCAAGCCCTTCGAGTCCACTTACATCCTCTGCAAGGAAAAGATCCTCCTACGCGAAGAGGGATTCGACGAATTCCCCCTCGCCGTCTCCCGCTGGGAAACATGGGGCGATTCCCCCTACGGGTGGGCACCATCCATCCTCGCCCTTCCCGAAGCGGCCCAGGCGAACTTCATCGAACAGATGAAAGATACTCTTCTGGAGGTATCCGCGTTCCCCCGTGTCCGCTACGGAGCCAACCTCAAGGGCGACGTCAACTTCCGCGCCCTCGGACTCACATGCTACGATCCTGCAAACGGCCAACAACCCGAGGAATGGCTGACCGGCGGACGCTATGACATCGCCAAGGACGGGGCGCAGGACAAGCGCCGCGCCATCGAGGAGGCCTTCTACGTCCCCCTGTTCAACGCCATCTCGCAGCTCGACCGCGACGCCACCGCCACCGAAGTCCGCGCCATCGTCTCCGAATCCCGGGAACTCTTCCACCCCATCTTCGCCAACCTGATCCGGGAATTCCAAGGGCCCCTTCTCAAGCGCTCCTTCAACATCCTCCTCCGTCAAGGCGCTTTCCCGCCACCGCCGCAATCCGTCCTCCAGCAAGGCGAGCTGTCCGCATTCATCGCCGAGCCTGCCGTCGAATACACCTCGACCATGGCACTAGCGCTAGAGCAATCCCAAATCGCCAACTTCGCCGACTGCATCAACGTCCTCTTGCCACTCGCCGAGGTAGATCCCGGCATCTTTGATTTCCTGGATACCGACACCATCGGCCCCGCCTTCATGCGCTACAAGGGACTCCCGGAAACCTTCATCAAGGAACCGGAGGCCATCGCCGCCATGCGCGAAGCCCGCGCCCAAGCACAGCAAGCCCAGCAAGCCGCAGAGGCTGCAAAAGCCGTAGGCTCCCTTGGCGGTGCCGAAGGTATCCAATCCCTCGCCGGACTCGCCGGCCAATAATCTCATCAACCAAACCAAAACCATGCCATCGCACAAAAAAAAAGTAGTGACCCCGCCGCAGAACGAAGCCTCGCCGACATCCTCGCCGACACCCGCGCCACCTTCACCAGCGGGCACGGCCAGCGCGAACTCGACCTCCTCAAGCAGTCCGTCAGACACGGACAGCCCTGTTTTGTATTCCCCGCCGGGAGTCAGTTCAACCCCGCCCCCCCCTCAGACCCCATCCTCGCCGCCTACCTCAACGGCAGGCAATCCGTCATCCTCGACATCATCGCCCGCCTCGAAACCCCCGAAGACGCCCCCGAGCCAAAGCCGCCCGAAGCCATCCGTTGAACCCGCCCGCGATCCTGTCCAAGGCTGTGGCGGTATCGCATACCTGATTTTTGCCGCGGCAACATTCTCCGACGAGAAATTCGCCGAGTATTACACCCACCGCGCCGACCATCTCCTCGTCCTCCATGCCGAGGCCGATGGTGCGGAACAAGCCCTCGCCCGCCTCGAAACCCTCATCTCATAAAAAACCGCAGGGGGGGATGTTGGCTTCCCGCTGGCGCTCATAACGCCGGAAACGTTGGTTCGATTCCAATCCCTGCAACCCATTTCCAAACAACCATGAAAAACAGACACAACAACATCCTCCGCAGCGAGGCAGACGCCGATGGCGGAGACAACGGAGGCGGAGCCGCCGCCGGAGCAACTCCACCCGCCTCATTCAATCCCGATGGCAGCTTCGGCGAAAACTGGCATTCCTCGCTCGGCGATGAATTCGCACCGCACGTGGCATCCCTCAAGGATTTCAAAAACGTCGGTGCACTGGCCAAGTCCTACCTGCACTTCCGGGGACAAGGGCCAGCGTATCCCGGCGAGCAATCCCAGCCGGAGGACGTGAGCCGCTACCATGCCCTCGCCAAAGTCCCAGCCGAAGGCACCCCGACCGCGTACGGCTTCCAGATCCCGGAAGGTGCAGCAGATTCCGACAAGGCCATGTATGACCGCATCGCAGCCGTTGCCCACAAGCACCACGGCAGCGCCCCAGCCGTCGCAGCCATCGTCGCAGAATACCAGGCCATGCAAACCGAAGTCCTCAAGCAGGAAGGCGAGCGCATCGCCGGGGAGCAGCAGGCCGCCCAGGACGCACTCATCGCCAAGTGGGGCGGGAAATTTGAGGAAAACAAATCCATCGCCCGCCACATGCTCGGCACCCTCGCCGCATCCGCAGGCATTCCCGCCGACGATCCAGCCCTCGCCGCCGTCCTCGGCAACCCGGCCTTGGCACAAATCGCCGTGGAAATGGGCAAGCTCACCAGCGAAGATCGCACCCGTCTCCCGGCTGGCTTTGGAGACATCCGCAGCGCCGTTCAGAAAATGGATTCCATCCGCGACGGATCGGATCCGGTCTGGGGCAAGAAATACAACGAAGGCACCGACGAGGAAAAACTTGCCGCCTACAATGAAATCGTGCGCCTCCATAAGGAAGCCGCGCAGTAACCCGCCCACACCCAATCGCAAGCCCGCCTCCATCCCCGGAGCGCGGGCTTTTTGTGTTGCCACCCCTTAAAGCGACGGTTTGAAACAAAATGATCCATTCTCGCAAGCGTCAGGCAGAAAGCCCCGGCTCACTTCCACGGAAGCCCGGTAAGCCACCCGCCCGCTTACGGGAGCGCACCCCATAGGAGACGGCCCTCATGTGAGGCCTACCGGAACCGAATCCAGATACGATTCCATTCCAACAACAACCTCACACCACCACCTCCATGATTCCCGATCATTTCACCATCGAATTCGGCAAGACCTTCACTTCTGCCGTCCAACAATCCGTCTCGCGTTTCCGCAAGGCGGCCATCGTCACCACCGGCTGCACCGGCGAGGCGAAAACCCACAACCTCGACGAGCCTCTCGAAGACGAAGAGACTACCGGCGAGCGCATTGCCAAAACCAAGCTCCAGGAGATTGACACCAACAAGCGTTGGAACCGTGTCCGCAAGTTTGACCTCGCAACTGCCGACGTGCCCTTCGATGAAGTACTGCTCGCCCCCACCATTCTTCCGGGCGGAAAGCACATCATGTCCCACCGCGCCGCTTACGAGCGCCGCATGGACAAGGTTTTCCTGAAAGGCCTGTTCGGAGTCAACTACGTCGGCAAGGAGGGTGTCACCCCAGCCAATATCCCGGCAGCCAACACCATCGAAGTCGATTTCGTCGCCAGCGGTGCCCCTGCAAGCTCATCGCTCATCGTTGACAAGATCATCCGCGCCAAGACGATTTTGAAGGATAACGAGGCTTTCGGTGACGACGCCATGGCCCGGGGAATCCAACTCTGGGGCGCAATGACCCCGAGCATGGAAGAGGCTTTGCTTTTCCTTGCCAACGCTTCCAACGGCAGCGCCGCCAACCGCCTGTTCAGCCGCGACTTCATGCCGCCGACGCTGGACGCTGCGGGCAACATCTCCAGCTTCCTCGGAATCAACTGGATCCGCTCCACCCAGCTTCCATACGACCCGGCAGATGCCACCATCCGCTTCGCCGGTATCTGGACATCCGATGCGGTTCACCTGGACGTCTGGAAAGACATCAACACCAGCGTCGATAAGCGCGCGGATTTGAAGAACATCACGCAGTTCTACTCCGACTACTCATTCAACGCCTGCCGTTCCGAAGACGTCAAGGTCGTCAAGATCGCCACCAAAGTAGCATAACCAACCACCGGAGGGGCGGGATAACCCCGCCCCTCCAACCCCACCAACTACTACCAACTACGACAATGCCTAATTTCAAATCAGACCTCATCACCACCCGCGAACTCCCCGAGTTCAGCGACAAGGCTGGAGTCGATGGCATCCGCACCGGAGCCACCGTCCTCTATGCACTCGCCACCTACACCCTCCTGGGGACGGAAGCGGCAAACGACACGCTCCAGCTCCTCGATCTCCCGATCGGTTGCGAGCTTGTGCCGCAACTCTCGACCGTCACCTGCGCGGATCCGGGAACCACCCTCACCCTCGACATCGGGGATTCCGGTGACGCAGACCGCTACGCGGACGGCATCGTCCTTTCCGCCGGCGGTATCGTCAACTTCGCATCCGCCACCGTCCCGGCTGCCGTTGCCACCCCATACCTCGTCAGCACCCTCACCCGCGTCGTCGCACTCGTCGCCAGCGCCGCCGCCCTCACGGCAACGACCAAGCTGGTGTTCACCATCGCCTACCGCATCAAGGGCTAAACGCTGTTTCAGCATGGTTGCTCGCCCGCGTCCGCCACAACGGGCGCGGGCTTTTTCCTTTCACCATTTACCCCAATGATTTCCAGCAAAACCGATCTCTGCAACCTCGCCCTCGCCGAACTCGGAGCGCGTCGCATCACCTCCTACGAGAGCGACACCACCGTTGAGGCCAAGGCCTGCCGCCTGCATCTCGACCAGGTAATCAACTCCCTCCTGGAAAGGCACCAGTGGGATTTTGCAACCCAGCACGCCACCCTCTCCCCGCTCGCCACCGTCCCAAATCCCGAGTGGTCCGCAGCCTACCAGCTTCCCGGGGATTTCATCCGCCTCATCCGCGTCTCTTCCGGCTACGTGCTAACCCCCGTTCAGGACTTCGCCATCCAAGGCAGGAAAATCCTCATCCGGGGCGGCAGCGCGACCCTCCCCGTCGTCTATGTCGGCAACACCACCCCCGTCCCTGACTGGCCCGCCCTGTTCATCGACGCCGTCGCCTACAAGCTCGCCGCCCGCATCGCCGGGGATGTCACCCAGAACCCCGCCCTGGCAAACGATGCGATCCAGAAACTCGAATCCCTCGCCCTTCCCCACGCCCAGACCAGCGACGCCCGCCAGTCCCTTTCCGGGGAAAACTTCGGCCCTCGCCACATGTCCGCCCAATCGCCGCTTGTCCAAGCCCGCCTCGGAGGTTCACCCCTCCGCCTCCCCGGCCTCCCGTAAACCCCCATGCCCCTCCATTCAATAAGTCTCGCTTTCAACGGTGGCGAAGTCACCCCCTACCTCGCCTACCTCACCAACTTTTCCAAGCACGCCAGCTCGTGCGCACGCATGGAGAACTTCCTTCCCATGCCTTTCGGGGGATTCCGCAAACGCCCTGGCACCCTCCACCTCGCCTACCTTCCCGGGAACTGCCGCCTGGAAACCTTCACCTTCTCAGACGGGCTTTCCAACGTCATCGCCTTCCACGCCGGCGGCATGGTCATCTTCGATTCCGAAGGGGAGGAAGTGGAAACAATCGCCAAGGACATCCCCGATCCCTTTCTCCTCCAGTTCTCCCAGGTCAATGACGTGATCGACATCGTTTCCCCGGACTTCCATCCCGTCCAGCTTTCCTCCGATGGCGTGACATGGACGCTTGCCTCCACCCCTTTCAAATCCGCGCCCCTCCTCGATGAGAACGTCGTGGAATCCCATACCCTGAACGCCCCCGGCGCCGGAAGTTCCCTCGCACCCGCCTCCACATTCACCCTCACCTCCTCAACCGCTTTTTTCAGTGCCTCCCATGTCGGCGCTTTTTTCCAGGTTTCCCGGAAACGCCCCGCAGACGATTACGAGCGGTCACTCACCGCCACCAACGGCACCACCTCCGCAGCCCTCGAACTCACCGGAGTCGCCTATTTTTCCACCTCCTCCACCTCCGGCGGATGGACCGGCAGCTTCACCGTCCAGAAATCCCCGGACGGCAGCACATGGACCGACGAGCGCGTGTTCACCGCCGCAGGCGACCGCAACGTCCCTGTCACCGAGATCGATGTCGGGGATTCCTTCGTTTTCCTCCGCATCAAATACGCCGGGACCACCGCCGCCGCATCCCGTGGCATCCTTGCAGCCGCCTCACCCTTCATCCGTGGCATCGCGGAAATCACCGCCTACACCTCGCCCACCTCCGTTTCCGCCATCGCAATCACCCGCATCCCCACCGGCTCCACCCAATACTGGGCGGAAGGCGCTTTCTCCGCATTCCAGGGATTCCCCCGCGCCATCGCCATCCACGACAGACGCAGGGTTTTCGCGGGAACAGCCAACCGCCCGATGTCGCTATGGTTCTCCGCCACCGACGATTTGAACAATTTCCAGCAAGGCACCGAGGCGGACCAGTCATTCTACCGCACCCTCGCCGCCACCCGCCAGTCCCCTATCCTTTGGATTGCCTCCCAGAGAAGGCTTTTCGTCGGAACGGAAACTGGCGAATGGGTGGTCGGCGCCGACAGCGACTCGACTGTTTCCCCGGAAAGTTTTCTCGCCCGCGAATACACCCGCTTCGGAAGCAACACAGTCCCGGCAATCCCGGTAAATGATTCCATCTACTTCATCGAGAGGCAGGGACTCCGCCTCCGGGAACTCGCCTACGTCCTCGAGCGCGAAACATTCGACGCCGCCAACCTCACCCGCCTGGCCGAACACCTTCCCGTCTCCGGCATCACCCAGATGGCTTTCCAGCACTCCCGCGAACCCATGCTCTGGTGCATCGCCGCAGACGGGAAGCTCCTCGCATTCGCCTACGACCGCCGCGAAGACATCGCCGCATGGTCTCGGCACACCACCATGGCCGGAACTTTCACTTCCGTTGCCGTCCTCCGCAACGATTCCGACGACGACGACGTCTTCCTTGTCGTCCGCCGCATCCCAGATGGCGGAGACGAGGACGATGCGGAATTTCACCTCGAAAAGTTTTCGCCCTCCCAGCAGCGTTTCCAGGAAAATTCCGATCTCTCGCAGATCCACCATGTGGATTCCGGCGTGTCCACCGCCACCACCGGCCTTGACCACGAAGTCAGTATCCCCGCCCACCTCGAAGGCGCTTTCCTTGCCGTGCTCTCCAACGGCGTCTCCTATTCCGAATACGTCCTCGCCGGAAAAATCAATCTCCCGGAAGCCTCCACTTCAGTCCACGCCGGCCTTCCCATCGTTTCCATTCTGGAAACCCTTCCCATGGACATCACAGTCGAGAACGGCACCACCCATTCCCGCCGCAAACGCGCCCAAGAACTGAAACTGAACGTCTTCCACACCTACGGAGGCTCGTTTTCCTATGATGGTCAAAGCGACGCCATCACCTACACCGACACCGGCGATCTCACCGACTCCGCGCCCGTCCTCCGTACCGGATGGATTCCCCAGACACTCCCGCCCGCCCACATGGAGGATCTCACATTCTCCATCCGCCACACAGAGCCTTACCCCTTCCTCTGCCGCGCCGCCATTCTCTCCTGGACCCTCCACGAGCCATGATCCACCTCCGCACCATAGAAATCGCCGAAGACGGCCGCATTTCTGAAAATGACTATTCCGTCATCGAAAAATGGTGGAAAGCCCGCGCATCCGAAGCCCCGCCCCGCAACATCCTCCCAACCCTCGGCGTCATCGCCTCCCATGAGGACACACCGCTCGCCGCCGCCTTCGCCTACCTCGATGCCACCGGCTCCGGTGTCGCCCTCCTCGCCTGGATGATTACCGATCCGGACGCCCACACCCAGCGCGTAGGCCGCGCCCTCAAAAAATCCATCGACTTCCTGCACCTCGAATGCGCCCGCCTCAACTACTGGCTGGCATGGTCAACCATCGCCAACCCCTCCCTCGTCTCCTACCTCGAACACGACGGCTACCAATCCGCCGAATCGGGACTCACCCACCTATTCAAACCCTTGCCAGCCCTTAAACAGGATGTGCCAGGGGAAACCCCCACACTTTGAACCCATGGGAGCCGGAATCCTAGCCTTCGCATCAATCGCCGCCTCCCTCGTTTCCACGGGAGTCGCAGTCTATGGACAGAACCAGCAGGCGAAATCCGCCGTTGCGGCCGCAAAATACAACAACCAGCTCGCCGAGGGAGAGGCCACCAACCTCCAGAACACCGCCCGCGAAGCGCAGACCCGCGAACGCCAGCGCAACCGCCGCCAGATCGCCCAGCTCCGCAACAACCTCGCCGGACAGGGAACCCTCAACAGCAGCGGCACACCCCTCGCCATTCTTTCCGACTCCCAAGCCAACCTCTCCCTCGGCATCGCCGACGCCGCTAGGGCCACCGACATGCAGGCCGCGTCCCTCCGCGCTCGCGGCCAGATGGGACTTTGGGAAGCCAACCAATACAAATCCGCCTCCCGCATCGGCATGTTCGGCTCCGCCCTCTCAGGAGCCACAAAAGCCGTCAGCGGATACCGCGATTTCAAATACACCGGAGCACTCTAATCACTCTAATGCCAGTAAGAATCTCAGAAATCCCCGGCCTCCAGAACACCGCCATCAACGCCCCCGGCATGTCCGGAGCCGCCGCCGGTGCCACAGGGCAAGCCCTCGGCTCCCTCGCCTCCACCATCGCCGGAGTCTCCGAAGCCTTCGCCGGTCAAGCCCAGCAGGTTCAGAAAACGGTCAACGCCACCCAGATTTCCGAGACGCGCAACGCCCTTTCCGAGGCCTACGCGAATTTCCAGGTTGAAAACCAGAAGGAAATCGACCCGGACAAGCGCCATGCCAACACCATGGATTTCCTGAACAAACAGAAGGCCGGTATGGATTCCCCAAAATTCTCCCCATACGTCCGCAATTCCCTCACCGGCCACTACGACGAATTCGCAACCCGCGCCCGCATCGCTTCCATTGAGGATGTTGCCAATCTTTCTTCCAAACGCGCTGTCATGGCCCTTAACAACGGCATTGAAAATGCCAAACGCACCGGCGACCGGCAGGGTATCGAAGCCAACCTCGGCATTGCCCGCGATGCCGGAGTCCTCTTACCGGAACAGGAGGAATCCATACTCCAGGACTTCGACCGCAACACACAGTTTCTTTCCGCCCGTCTCCAGGCGGAGGACTCCCCACAGGACGCCATCGAATCCCTCGAGAGTGAAAGTTTCCTCTCCACCAACCCCTTCCTCTACCCGGAGGACAGGGACAGCCTCCTACGCTTCGCCAAGCAGCAGCAGCAGGTAAAACGCGGCGAGGAAATCGAGCTTCTCGACGAAGCTGAACTCCAAGGACGCCTCTCCCCCGTGGACATCGAAGCCGCCGAGCACCTCAGCGCCAAGGATCGCGCTTCCTACCGTTCCAGCCTTGAGATCATCAAGGCGGAAGACCCCATCTCCCAGCAAGACTACCTGGGGGCTTGGAAGATCACCGACAACCTCCGCACTTTCCGCAGCGATCCGGGCGTGTCGGATGACCAATACCGTGTCATGCACGCGGAGGCAGCAACACTGATCCGCAGCCGCATCCCGCCATCACGGCAGGGCGATTTGAAAAAGGAGCTCGGCTATCTCTCACCCGCAGGCCGGGACACCTCCGAGCCTTCCACCAAGGGTGATCTATCCGATCTCCAATCAATCGGCAGCGGTTCGATCAATCGGGCTTACGATGCCGGGATGTACGGCGACACCTCAAAGGATGCCCCCTACGAATCCAAGGAACGCGCCGCCCGCAAGGCCGAAGACATCCGCCTCCAGGTGAAACGCTTCATCGCCTCCAAATCACCGCCACCCACCGCGCAGGAAGTCCGCTCCTACGTTGACACCATCAACGGGCAGGCCATCGACGGGGACACGCCCCTTGTCCCATACATCCCCGCCCCCTTCGCCATCGATGCGCAGGAACTCCGCGACATCCTCGCCATCCCCGGTGCGGGAAACAACGTCGCTCCCGGAGCTGGCGATGCCTCCGATCTCGTCCTCCCGCCCAAACCATGACACCCACAGACCTCGATATTGCCTTTGGCGATGCCACCACCGTCCCGGAAGAAACCGCATGGGGCGCATTCCAGACACTTAAAGCCGCCCGCACCAACCCGGACTTCGCCACCGATCCCAACCTCGCCCGCACCCGCGATTCCCTACGCTCCTACCTGTCCGAGCGCAGCGGAAACAACCACGCCATTTTCCCCAACGTCGTCGCAGCCGCCAACCGCAAGCGCAACGACCTCCTCACAGGCCTCTACACCAAGCCTCTTTCCGAAGCCCTTCCCGCCGCGAACTTCACCGAGATCGAACGCCGCGCCGCATTTACGGCCGATCCGGACGAATTCCGCCAGCGCACGGTCAACCGCTCTTTCCTCTCCGCCACCCTCGGCAGGGACATCCCGCCGGAACAATACGATGCGGTCCGCCAAATCTACGCCGTCCAGCACCTAGGCCTCAAAGCAGACACCGGCGACAAGGCGGTATTCTCCGCCATCCAAGGCCGCTTCAAGGAAGAACAGGCCACCACCACCCAGCTCCGCAGCCTTTCCGCATCCGCCTTCCAAGGCATATTCAAGCCGGAGTCGAACATCCCATCCACCCTCACCAAAGAACATCTACAGGCATTCCCAGAACGCCTCCGCGAAAATGCAGCCGCACAGTATTCCGAAACCGTCCGCAGCGCACGCAGAGCAAAACGGCATATCACTCCCATCGTGGACCGAATGGAAAAAGCCTTCGCAGAGCTCACCGGAGACCGCGCCGAAAACACCTCCATTCTCGCCGGGGACATCACCCACATCCTCGATGAATTACCAGAAAACCCAAAGGACAGGGAACTTGCCCTGGGACTACTTGCCCGGCGATTCAAAGACTCAGCAACAAACAAGGAATACTCTGACCGCCTTGATACCGGCCTCGGCCGTAGCTTCACCTCTTATGTCGAAGATATAATCAATCCCTCCCTCCTCGCCGGGGCACGCTTGCGAGACTCCACCATCGATTCCATTGCCGGAACCGACCGCGCCATGAAAGGATTCCGTAAAACCGAGCAATACTTCCAAGACGCCCGCCGCCTCCGCGATCTTTATTACAATGAGAAAGACCCAATCGAATCCGCCGCCGACGGCTACATAGCCGGTGGACTCATACTCGCAACTCAATCCGTCCCTTACTTTGCTGCTTCATTCTTAGGCCCCTTCGGAATCGGCAGCATGGCAGCATCTATGAGCGGCTCTTCGTACCAGCAAGCCCGCGATAGAAATCCGGAGGCGGATTCAGGAGCACAGATGCTCGCTTCCTTCCCCATCGGTATTGCCAACGCCGCCACCGAAACCATTTTCAACAAATTAGGAGCCAAGCTGGTTTTCCGTAAAATGCCAGGCCTTTCCGGTATCCTTAACAAATTCTCTACCGGGAAATACACCCGCGCAGCCATTGGAGGAGTTGCCCGGGGTTCCGGAGTCCTCGGCGGGGAATACATCGAGGAAGCTCTCCAGGGAGCCACAGACCGCTACGGACAGGATCTTGCGCTCGAGTTTTCCAAAATTGATCCCAAAACAGATTGGGACAAATTCTGGGGGGATTGGATATCCATACTTCCCGGAGGACAATCTCCGCCCGAGGAGCAACAAAAGGTTCTCCAGACCATCCTCACCTTTGCCGTCATCGGAGCCGGAGGCGGATCAATCGCCCATTTCAAATACGGGCAGGCGCTCGCCCAAAATGCCAATGTCCTTCATACCTATGGCTTCAAGGAAGAACATATCAAGGCAATCGTTACGTCTTCCACGCCGGAAGCAATGGACGCAGCGATCAAGGAAGGCCACAAGGATCTCGAAGCACGCACCACCGAGCAGAAAGCCGGACTCGTAACCTTCCTCCGCGAACTCGCCACCGCCCGCGAAGCCGCCGGCGTCCCCACCGTCTCCCCGCAGGAAAACAGCTTCACCGGGGAAACCACCTACGCCTACACCGATCCCCTCACCCGCGAGGAGGTATCATTTGATACCGAGGAGGAAGCCCTCTTCCACTGGCGCGACCAGGCAGCACTCACCGAGGAAAGCGAAATGGAGACGATCCTTCGCGGAGCAAACCCCGAAACGATTGATTTCCTTCGCAGCGAAGGGAAGGCCGGGGAAAGCATCCACCTCGATGAACAAAACATGGTCGGGACGTTGCCCGCAATGGTCAAGAATCGGTTCACCACCCAGGCGCAGATCGACGCGAACATCCGCATGTTCATACTCCAGAACGGACTCACCCCGGAGCAGGCCGTCAAAGAAACCGAAAGCCTGGTCGTCAAGGCTCAGTCCTACGTGATCGAAGGCTACGCGGGACAAAGGATATACGCCGTCCGCACATTCCAAGGACACGATCCCATGGACATCTTCGAAGACTTTGCAGAGTCATCCTACAAGCAAGCTGTGGATGGTGGTTTTGCAAACCCTCAGCAAACCACCGAGGATATCCTCGGATACCAGTTACGAAGCGGAGAAACCCTCCTTCCCACAGGTTACACCTATTCCCCGGAAAACAGACTTCCACTCATTGAAGCGTATTCCAAGCTCGCCCGCGCCGCCGTCATTGGTTCCGCCAATACCGGACTTTTGCCCGAAAGCACCCGCCAATGGATCAACCTCCATACTTCCATCGCAGCCTTTAACACCGACCGCGTCGATGTTATCGCCGCAGACATCCGCCGCGCCGGAACCCTCCGCAGCCAGATCGCCCAGGGCGAAGTCCCCGCCTCCCTCATGTCCCTGATTTCCGACTCCATCGGAATCAACGAGGCCGAAACCTTCCACCGGCTGGAAACCAAGCACCGCGAACAGCTTGCCGCCGAGGCCATGGAGGGTTTCCCAGAGATCCAGGAGCAAGCGCGTGGACTCCTCCCCCACCCGGAAACCCTCCGCAAGAACTCCCACCCCCTAACCGGCGAAGCCCAGCGCATCTACGACGCCCTCAAGAAGCCAACCCGCCGCCGCGATTCCCAAGGCCGCCAGATCGACCGCACCAACGAAGCCAACGCCTACTTCCTACCCTTCGGGGAAATGGCAGACATCGACCTCGTCCGCCGCAGGATGAACGAAAAAGGATTCGACTTCGACACCCCCGCCGAACTCCTCGAAGCCCTCGACTCCTCCATCGCCTACGGCAAGCCGGTCTATGGAACCAATTCCAAAGGCAACGACTCTTTCTCCATCGGCAGAGCATGGCCTGCAGGCTTTCCCAACGTCGCCATCCATACCACCGTCGGCAAAATCAAATCCCATCCAAGCTATGACGCGGCAAAAGCCGGGAGTACGGCAGGAGCGTTTGCAGTGGTCAGGGACACCACCAAGCCCGAACGGCTCAAAGCCTTGGCGCAACAGCATCCGAAAGCCATCGTCGCAGCCCTTGACGGAGAGGAAGCCACCGGCCTCAACCGCCTGCCCGCAGCCCTCGCAACCCGCCTCGCAACCATCGGAAATCTAGCCCTCGACGAATCCCTGGTAATGGTCAACAAGCCAAAGCGCACCGGCTCCTCCGCCGTTCATCGCCTGGCATCCCGCCCGGAATTCGCTGGCGAGGTTTCAACCGGCCGCGAATACATCCTTGTTGACGACGTAGCCACCCAAGGAGGCACCGTCAGCGAAGCCCGCGCCTACATCGAAGAAAACGGCGGAAAAGTGGTTGCCGTCATGACCCTCGCCGCCGCCCAAGGAGGCACCGTCATCGCACTCCAGCCAAAAACAAAACTTGCACTCGAAGAGAAATTCGGCGAGGATTCCCTCGATGAATTTGCCACAAAAACCAACCTCTACGGCGGACAATGGCAAGCCATCACCAACTCCGAAGGCAACGCCCTCCTCAAGTATTCCCAGCTCCAGACAGCAACGGATAGAATTCTTGCAGAACGACAAGAAGCAAGCAATACGGGAACTGCAGGAACTCCACAAGCAGGAGACGGCAAGCTAAGGGATTCTTTCTCCATCGGCTCCATCACCCCGGAAGCCTTCACGCAAGCCCTCATTGACAGGATGGGTGAGGATGCGCTACGTTTGGAGCAAC